CATCGAGCCACATTTAATCATGGTTCGCTGACCACGGTTATCAACACCGTTGTGATATGAGGCACAGATACACATCGATTTTTCATTTCTGCTGTGATACTCGCCACGGTTTTTAATCCACCCTGTTCCTTTTTCTTCAAGGATGTCTGACAAATAAATGTGTCTATCGTCAGGTAATGGAATATTCCAACTAGCCCAATAGTTTCTTTTTCGGTTTTGTGCAGACACTAATGCTGAGTTAATAAGCACAGGTTTTACACCAATGTAATCGTCCAGTGTTTCACGAACTTCTTTTTTCATTTGAACATTTTCAAGCATCCATTTTACATTTTTATTTACAAGTTGAATGTGATCTCTAATGTTAATAAATTCAAAAAATAGTTTAGAACGAGGGTCGTCTAATGCTAATTGCTTACCTGCAAAACTGAAACCTTGGCATGGTGATCCTGCTAAAATTAAATCAATGGAACCCCAGTCAATGTCCCACTCACGCCAACCGGTGATGTCACCAAGTCGAATGATATCAGGGTACATTGAATTGCTTACTGTGTTGGCATACTTGTTGATCTCAGATGAGTAGTATTTATTGATACCAATACCAGCTAAGTCACATGCAGTTTTGCCACTTGATTTACCATCAAATAAACCAAGAACATTGATACCTTTACTCAGGAACATCGTTGAACATCAACTGCATAAAATCTTGATTCATATTTTTCAACCATAGAAGCAGCAACGCTGCAATGAACCGCCTCAACGTCAAATGATCTCACACCAACATACTTACCGTTGATGTATTGTTCAGCGGTTGCTTTATATGACCGTTTCATTGCTGTTGCAGGTTGATGAGGGTCATTTTCATCGATACCCCAACGCAATCCACAAGTGCAAGTGTACTCGTCACCTTCTCGAATTTGTCTATGTTTCATATTTCAATTCCTGTTTTAAAAAAAAAATGAATTTGTCAACGCCTCCATAACCATATACCGTTGTTACCTTGGCACCTGCTTGAACTAGACGGTGATGTTCGCGTATTTGTGGTGTTGATAATTTACCATCAATTGTTTTAACTTCTACGAGCCACACTGGGGAATTGGTCTTGACTATAACAATGCGGTCTGGTACACCATCTTGACCAGGGCTGACCCATTTTCGAGTGACACCACCTATCTTAGTGACTTCATCACTAAGATACTTTTCAACTTTGTTTTCACGGATACCCATTAGTTTAACACTGCTACTTTTATTGCTATACCAAACACAGTTAAATTATTCTCATTGATATAAATAGCACATGACGTTTCGCCTCCCAATAACAATTTTTCGCCACCAAGCCAACCTACATTAGATTCACTTTTAGCAAATTCAATAAGCCCAACCGCGTTACCTGGTTCCAGTGTTATCTGTTTCGGGTAACTGTTATGAAGTTCAAAATATTCCTGTCGTTTCTCAGTTATTATTTGAATGACTTGTTTCATTAACGTACTCCATTTAGTAAGCTCAACCGTATTGTTACACAAAGTTCCACACTAATCAAGCAAAGGTATGACTAATTTTTCAGCTTCTTTGATGTACCATTCGTAGTTGATGTCAACCATTGGTGATCCTCCGTCAGGTGGAACTAGTAAATTATCTAAATTATTACACAACTCAACAGACCAACCTGTGTTGATACCTGATCGACGTACACCATAAACTGACTGGTTCTTGGTGTGAATTCTCTCATCCCACACGTTCAGACCAACTTCAGCAATAACACTATCGAAATAAGCGTTAGTCAATTTATTAGCACGTTTGTATGCACCAAGTGGTCCGTTAGGTGGCATTACTTTTTCGAGTGGCTTACCGTTGGTGCTGATGTAGTATCGGACAATGTTACTGACCTGCTCACCACCCCACTCAAGGGTGCTGTTTCTAGGTACTTTAGTCCGTAGGAAAAAATCAAAAATACCGTCATGGTTTTCAATAAACTCTCGAATATCACCACCTCGAACCAAAGCATGTTCAGCGGCAAGTCTCACGACACGAGCAGACCAGTCTTTATGATACGGTAGCTCACGAGTACCAGGGTTGTCTTCAGCGGTTTCATGTGCATATGCACCAATGCGTTTTAATTTACCGCTTTCATATTCAGCCATGTATGAGTTAACGTCACGAATAAACATTCGACTGTATAATGCTTCTTCGAGTTCTAAATTTGTTAACCCCTCCCACCATCGGCAAATCTGTCGAGTGTGGTCAAGATGTTCACGAGGGCAAAGGTAAGTGATACCGTCAGTATTTGCCTGGATCATTTTTAACCCCGGTACTTTTAACATTTGCTCGGTCAACATACACAATAGTAACTGACCATTGATTGTGATTGACATAGTGTAAAATGGGTCAAGGAACGGGCTGTATTCATTATTGCTACCACCATACGCACCATTCAGTGCTAATTTGAAAGCTTCATTTTCAGCAGTTCCTTTATTGTAAGTTTTACGTGTGTGATAAACATTCAAATAAGCATCACAAAACTCTTGACCAAGATGAGCAGGGAACAAATGATTTTTGATAGCAAGGTTCGGATAGAAACTGGCAACATCAATGTCAACTATTTGGTGAGTGTCAGTGGTGTGAATTACTTGTGATTCAACTGACGCATGAATGCCACCTGTGCCAAACTTATAATCAACACCCTCGACCGTAGCAATTAGATCTTTAAATATTCCTTTGGTTTCTTTGATAACTCTTGTTGATAAATAGTTTTGAATATTTTGAAATTCAACTCGTTCAAATTTTACATAAGGAAAGATAACTTGATTCAGATCAATACTGTCACGTTGTGTCTGGCGTTTCTTTTTCTTATTGTCAACGTACTCGAAACATTTAACACCGGCTTTCTCAATCTCAGTTACAAGGATCGTTTCGCCAATTTTAACGTCACTCATGTTCATCATATTTTTGCCAAATTTTTCAGACAATCCTTCACGCATTTTAATTTGTTTCACTGTGCGATCAGCAAATTTATCAGTCGCGTCGATGTCATGCCACATGTACGAGATTAAAACGTCAACCTGTTCACTCGTTAGAACAGTGCCAACTGGGAAAGGTAAGTCCTCGATACTGTTCATTCGCATATTGAACTCTAGTATTTTTAAACTTGTTGCTTTTGAAACATTGTCGAAATGGTGAATTTTATAAAGGTCGAGTTGTTCAACTAACCAGTCTGATTCCCACACCATGTGAGAAAATCGGGCACCCCACGGCGAGTTGATGATTGACATTGCTTTATCATAGATATCAGTTACAGTGATACAAGCTGTTCTGTTTTTATAGATGAAGTGGATCACAGGATAATCAAACCCAATGTTATTGTACCCCACCAACCTACAACCTTGCACAGCCAACTCGTCAATGAATCTGCAAAGTAAATCAATGTCATTACGTCTGTCACTTATTTCAAATAACCATTTACGACGAGTAGTTTTGTGCAGAAAACCAATGATAAACGCATTAGGGAATGTTTCTTCATCATAGCAAACGTCACCAGATGTCAATCCGAATAGAAAATCAGGTGGCGTTTCATATGACACAGGTTGATACTCAGGATAACAAACGTCACATAAATACTCACCGTCAGATGCTTGATATGTCACCTCTTCATTGAAGCATTGTTGGCAGGTTATATTACTCATTGGTTTTTATTACCTTGACCATCCTTACAACGCAACTGATTTGTTTCATTGATATTGATGCAATTATACAATCGTTAAGTTTGAAACTAATGAACCCGTCATCTGAAAAATAAAAGTCAGCGTTGATGTAATCTGACCTTTTAAACCATGATTTGTATGTGATCTTGTATTGATTCATATTAAAGTTTCCAATTCAGCTTCGATTTCAGCACGTACATTTTGAAGAAGTTTTTGATAAGTTAGTTTTAATAGTTCTTCTGCACTGATATTGTTTTTATTACTTATACCTAGTTCTCTTGGTTTCCCTATGAATTGATTTAAAAAATGGTCTTGCCTTACCATTGCTTGACTAGCAAGTGCTTGCAATAGTTCTCGTTTAGAGTCATATTGATTCATTTTTAATATCACCTCGCGCGGGTATCACACACAACCCGTACTGTTGAAATTCTTCACAAAACTTTTTTGGATTGTAGCCTAAGTATGTGAATATTTGATTTTTATCGTTACCACGCTCAGATTTACCTGTTTCTGGGTTGATGAACGCGATCCTGTGATCAGGTAGACACAATGCTGAGCAGTGTTTTCCTAAATTTGACCACCATTTAGTATCATACACACCATTAGTCAATACTACAGCTTGTGTCACTGACGCTCTGTATTGCCCTATCAGAGTGGTGATGAACGGTTCAGCTAACCCTCGACCATAGGGTGGGTTCAACCATACGTTACCAACCCACTGTTTATCTAACCCACTGTTCTGTTCAGTGTAATAGATAAGCGATTGGATTGTTTTATTTGCTTCATCATTTGAGGCAGGGTCAGTGTCAATTGAACCCATCACTTTTCGAGCAGACTCGATGTACTTTGGGGGGGTACCCCATTCGTTATTTGCCATCGAACACCAACCGTTGCATATCAGCAAGATGATTCTGAGTGGCTTTTAATGAACCTGCACTACCACTACCCTCAGATGGTCTTAGTCCACAATCCCAAAGGTTATCAATTAACTTTTGTGCCTGTGGTATAGTTAAAGTGCATGATGGTTTTAAAATAACAGCAGGATCGATTTTTTCCATTGTAAATGGTGATGCAGAATATTCACCATCTGTAATCGAAAGTTCAACCCCTCGACCCCAGTTTGTAACTTGAGCAAATATATCCATAATTAGTTATCCTTTATTGGTTAATTGTCGTCAAACCCGCGAATATTTTCAAGCGGAAGCCATTTTGATTTTCCTTTAGTTTGTTGGTTAAATGGCTATAGGTTGGTGGGGTTAGACAGGACTCGAACCTGCTACTACAAGGAGAGTATCAAAGCGTTAACTAGGTTTATAATTGTCGGCACTACCCAACGTTATCTTATACCTAGTTCTACTTATCGTTCCCGTGGCTAGTAACCACTACAACCCTAAACTCTGCCAAATGAGTTACCAACCCCACCACCTATAATCACTTTAAAAAAGACCGCACCCGCCGAATTCGTTTAGACGGGGCGATCAACATCAGGGTCACTGGTTTACCCTCTGAATTCTTTTAAGTAAATGACGGTTTGATCGCTAACCCTTGTGCAATCAACATCTCGTCAGTCCAACCCGGTGTAGCCATATACTGCTCGTAAGTTACCCCTGCTGCGGCTGCTGTCATCACTAACTGAGCAGGTGGAGCAGGTGGAGCAGGTGGAGCAGGTGGAGTAACACCTGGTACGGGAGGTACATTCGTTGCGCCACCAGATATACTAGCAAACATCTGGTCAACCGTTGGTTTGTTATCAAGACGACCCATTGTTGGTGCTTCATCTGTTACCATAACACCATTTAACCATCCGCCAATACCGCCTGAGCCTTTTTCATAGTAGCTAATATTAGCACTAACATAAACAATAGCACCCGCATACGCTAACGAAGGATCAACAATTGGCATTCGATTCATATCAACAACAGAAGGTTTATCGTCTGCTTTAGCTGAGCATTTGAAAACAAACCAGCCACTGAACTTTGGATCATAATATTCTTTACCTTGATACATTGTGTCGTATGCACCGAAACATTCATCCTTACCTTTGTAACCGTTAGGGCAACCGTTGAGTTTAGCTTGTTGAACTTCAGCTTGGATCAGTGCCACCTGTGGATCTGTGGGTGGTAATAGAACGGTTGCCCCATATTTCGGTTCATTCCCTCCTTTTGGAGTTTTTGGTGTGAACAACGCTGGAAATGATAGTATTCCTTTAATTGTACTCATTTGATTGTTACCTCTTTAATTTGTTAAAAAATTATTTAGAAAAATGAAACAGGCGTTTGGTCTGGAACGTCGGCAAACATCATTTGAGCAGATTGTAACTCATCTGTGGAACTTTGTCCAACATTGTGTGCAACTTTTTTCAAAGTCATTTTACCAGCCTTAGTTGACACAAAATCAGCTTCAATTTTCTTCTTCTGTGCGTCGGTTAATTTACCCAATTTCAACAATGCAGCAACGCTGATTAATTTTTTAGGATAGATTTCATCAAGCTTCAACTTACGTGCTTTGAGTTTTTTAACCATAACTTCTTCTGACTCATTCCACACTCGACTACTTTTACCAGGTGCCATTGCGTAGCCGTTAACTGTTTGACCTGATTCAATACGTTCCTTGATCTCAGTTTCACATTTATCGAATGCAGCCATCAATGCATCTTTGGCACTTAGTAACTCTGACAATTGGTCTGAAGTTAATGATTTAGGATCAGCAACAACTTGGCTGATTTGTTCAAACATGGATAGTTCACCAACTTGATATGTCGGGATTAACTCTGTATTACTCATACTTTTCACCACTTTTAAAGATTTTTCGGTAGCAGTCACACAGTGACCACCGCGTTTAGGATTGGCTTTACACCATTGGCAATGCTTCCCACTGCGAGTAGGTGCGTCTGGGTCATCGGTTTCAAGAGCAGCTTTATATAACTCATCAAGCTTGTTCATAACAACTAATGGTGTGAGGTTGTCATCGGGACGAGTGCTACATTGATACCTTACAACTGGGTTGGTTTTTGGTTGCACAATTGTCATGCGACAATTTTTAACTCGCTCAGTTCTAAAAGGTCTGATCAACTCGGGACCACTCCCAATGAATTGGCGCATTTTACCGCCTAGATACGACAACAGTTGAGTGTTATCTTTAGCGTTAACCCACATACGACCATCTTTATAGTCAATCACTTCAATGAACAACACGTCACCAGTGTGATCTTGACGGCATATAATTGTGATATCGACGGTACCCCACCAATCATCTCGCAGGTAAAAACCACCTGGGTTAGCTCTTGATTCAGCTTCAACGGTAACAGTGCAACCTTGGTGTTCTGCTTTTAGTTCAGAAACCCTTCGTGTAATGTAGTTCAGACACATTTGAACCCGTTGAGTTCTTTCTAGACCAACTAACCAACCTCCCATATTATCAGGGTGATTGGCTCCAATGATTTGTTGGTCATACTGGATCGCAGCCACATTGTTATCCATACACATTTCTAAAAGTAAATGGCTACCTGTACCGTCGATGGCTGCTGCCCCTGGTACGTCTGGGTAGTTCTTCTCTTCGCGAATTGACCCCGGGCAATTGGGCCATCTTGCATTTGAAGGCCCTAACCTTGCATGACCACCCATGACTAGTAACTCCGAACAGTGTCAAGTAAAGGCTGGTACTGCGCTGGTGTTAACTGTGTCACTGAAGTAACCCCCAAATCAGCCATTGCTTTATCAATCGATTCACGGTTACCCAACCGACGAAATTCACCCACTAACGCCTCATTCAATTCTTCAGGTGTCATTGTTGCTTGTGGAGCTGCAGGAGCTGCAGGAGCTGCAGGGGCTTGTGGAGCAGGAGCTGCAGGAGCAGGGGCTTGTGGTACGTGTTTGACTTCACCAACCTTTACCCTTGGTGGGTCTACTGGTAACCCTGTCAGGTTAGATGCTATGGTTTCCAGTGCATCGGCGATACGTTTAATATTTTTTTCAATTGACATTGTAAAGTTCTCCTAGTTGAGATTTTTGAGATTCAGTCGGGACAATGCGTAAACGTCCGTCATTGAATGCTGTTATCATTTCACGCAAAAACAACTGGTAAGGTTTACCCGTTACGCGTAGCGATTTTTTCTGAAAAATGTCAAGTTCTGAGCTAACTAAACGCATTCGCAAAAACCCGTCAAGTTCAGAACCATCATTTTCTATTTCGTCATTTACTTCTGGCATATGAATGTCCCTCATTAGTAATTTGTCACTATGCGAATTGTAATGGAACAAACTGGAACAAGTCAACACTTTTGTTTGACATTGTTCTACATTTAATATAAATTGATTCCTAAATACAATAATGCTTAAATGTAGAAGCGGCTCATCCTTGATTGATCGTCATGGAGACAGCCTAATCTGACCAGGTTGCCGCTTCGATATAGGTCAGGAATAAAAATAAGGTCAGATTTTATGTCAGAAAAACTGTCTCTGCAAGTAACCAACAAAGAGTTTATTCAATCAATTTTTTGTGACGATTTCCACTGGTGTCATGTTACTGATTTCCCCTATGACCCAAACAACATACCACAAGGGCAACATTTATTTGCTTGGAAAGGTGACTATTTTTCACGGTATCAGCTTCAACCTAACACCAATCAGTATTTCACCATTAGTACTTTTTATTGTGACGAAGAACAGCAAGCACGTCGTCGCAAAGCATTATACAGACAAACGCATTGTATCGTTCTTGATGATGTTCGTGAAAAGTTGTCAATGGATGAAGTCAACAAGTTACCAAAACCATCATGGATACTAGAAACGTCAATAGGATCAGAGCAATGGGGCTACATTCTCAATGAACCATGCACTGATCGAAGCCGTGTTGAAAATCTTCTCGATGGTTTGGTGGCGAATGGACTAGCACCAATGGGTCGTGACCCTGGTATGAAGGGTGTGACTCGATACGTCAGACTACCGCAAGGTGTTAATAATAAAGCTAGTAAATTAGTCGAAGGTCAACCGTTCAAATGCCGAATGCTACTGTGGGAACCACTCAATAAAACAACATTAGAGTTACTTGCTAAACCATTCGCGGTGAACCTTGATACAGTAAGACGTGAGTCACGGGTCGATGGTGCTGCTGAAGTTTCTGATCACCCACTAATTAACATTCCTGAAATAATCCACATTAAAGAGGTAAGATCAGATGGACGATTCGATATTACATGCCCCTGGGTTGAGGGACATACCGGCGGCGACGATTCAGGAAGCGCTGTCTTCACTAATTCTGACGGGACAATCGGTTTTAAATGTCACCACGGAAACTGTCAAGATCGTACCGGTACAAACCTTTTACGATTTATCGAAAGTGAGTCCCCTGGATTCAGCTCAACGCTCAAAAATTGGCAGGTCATGCGAGAATTTGACATTGTTGAAGCTCCCCCCACCTTCATGTCCCCCGTTGAGTCAGTACCAGAGATAAGCTTCATGGAGTCACAACCGGTTGTAGTACCAGATCCTGATGCATTGCAATTGTTATGTGACAAGTTACGACGAGAGCCACCTGGTACCAAAGAGCAACGTGAGTATGCGTCTACAGTTTTAAAGTTCACTGATGACCTGCCAAAGATTGATCAAAGACATTGGCATGAAATAGTTTCTGACATTATGCGGTGGA